TCGGTTTTGATTCCGGTAAGCCTGACGGAATTTTTGGGCGTAGAACATTTTCTGCTGTACGTCGTTATCAACGAGCCACTAAAGTTCTTACCGCGGATGGAATTGTAGGCAGTAAAACGTGGGACGCCATGTGGCAACCAGACGGTGATATTTCAGATTTGTATTCATAATGGAAGGCTATCGCGTTCTCATTGGGAATCTACAAGATGCTACGTGGTATGAGGAGATTCCTGTAACTCGAATCAATTTTAGCAAAGTTCTGAATGGGACTGGTAAATGCGATATTTCGACCTCACCTAATCCAGAACGTAGTGCATTTAAGGATAAAATCTCATCTGACTTATTAAAGCCTGGCCGATCAACGATCTATATCGAAAAAGACGGTACCATAGTTGGAGCCTACATTCTGTGGGAAGTGTTTGTTATTTATCCATCTAACAGACTTCGTTTAATTGGCGAAGGTTTTTGGTCGTATTTTCGCAAACGTATTATTAACGAAGATGCTTTATACACCAACACAGATCAATTACTTATTGGTAAAAATCTTATCAACGGTGCACTAACGGCCATGGGTCAACTTGGGAAAATTGTTGGCCTTAGTGTAACGGGCACGTTAATTACTTCCGGTATATTAGTAGACCGTAATTATTACGGCTATCAACGGCGTATTGTAGCCGAAGCTGTTGAAGATCTAGCAAACAAGGAAGATGGATTTGATTTCGACATTACTTCTACCTGGATAGCAGGTTCGAACCCTCCAACTATTGCAAACGAATATCAACAGTACTATCCTCAAAAAGGTACTGTAGGTGATATTGTATTTGATTTGGATGCTAACCTACTTAGAATTTCAAGGCAAGAAAAAGCCCAAAAAGTTGTCAATAGAATGTTTATGATTGGTGGCGGCACGGCTGAAGATACGGTATTAACTACCTCATACAATATGGGAAGTATGAGCGCCGAAAATTATCCTTTGCTTGACCATAAACTAGTCAAAAAGGATATTACTGAAGTGAGCACGTTGGTAACGTACGGCATGAGGGAACTTGCTAAACGCTCCCAGTTGTATGAAATTCTAACAGTCGAATTAGATCCACAGAGTGTTGAAACTCGGTTGGGCGCTTTTACTACAGGCGACATTGTGCGAGTAAAAGCTGACAGAGGATTTATATCGATCAACAAATACTATCGAATACAGACGTACGATGTCTGGGTTAACGAAAGCTCTAATGAAGAAAGAATTTCCGTCAGCCTATCTACTGTGGAGGCTACAATCTAATGCCGGGTAGGGTGCTCTCTGATTCTGTTGTTGACTTGTTAACAGAAATTGATATCCGTTTACAGAACTTAGAATCAGCTGGATGGATAGTTCCTGCGGGCGGCGCTTTTACGGTGAAGGATAGCAGCGAACGCACTAGAATAATAATTGGATTGATGTCTGACGGAGAGACCGGTATACGTATTTGGGACAGTTCGGGCGTCCTCCAATTTGACGAAACCTATTCATAGGAGTTGCAATGTCAAAAACACTTAAAACACTAAAGCGTGATGCTGAAAAGATTGTTATTACATTTGTCGAAGTCTTTTTAGCATCAATGATTGGCTCAGGAATTACCGGAGTAGATTTGGCCACAGCGGATATGGCTGCTATGGCGGGTCTAGGTGCCGCAATGTCATGTGCGTACAATATTGTGCGACAATGGAAAAACGATCTTATATAGGTTTGACTTTTTCTAATATCTCGTTTCTAACTTTCATTATTGACTGAAACGTTAAATCAGTAACTGCTTTTCGTAACTTACTGTTTGATGGTAAGCTCGAAATATAATACAACATATGACTTGTAGCATCATTAGCATGGGGCGCATTGGGTTCGTACAATCCGATGCGCTCCAGCTTTTTCTTATCCCACAGGCTCTTAGAAGAGGGTGGTTGGGCTACGGGTTTAATGCGCACTCCTCGAGACGAGCACCAGAATTTGATGGTACCTATTATTTCGACTGCCGTGAGGTCAGCATTAGGAATTCTTCTATATTGGAACGATTCATAAATTAGGCCTTTAATATCCTGTTGATCTAACCAGTGCCCAAGGCCTACGGCATCTTTTGTTATCTGAAACATTTCGAAATAGCTGCGTAGGTTCGTTAAATCGCCATGATCTGGTTCAATTGTGTACCTACAAACACCTGTCGTTTTTCCTGGGTCTAAAGATATGTAAATCATCTGGGTCTAACCCCCTAGTCTAGTTTTAGCTATATTCTACTGGAGTCTAGTTACTTCCCCTAGCGCTCTAATAGATTACCCCATTATCACCGTGGATATCTTAAGAGACTTGAGTCTAGAGCTGTACTAAAGCGCGATTAGCGCTCATCTTCGAGGAGATCAGCGAGCTGAGCCTCAAAACGGGAAATCTTCGCTTTTAGTTCGGCGATCTTCTTTTTCCTGCCCCCCGTGACTTCCCTTATGAGTAAATTGTCCGAATCAAGATTTGTTCGATCACCATCAACAAAGTAGACCCTTTCATGGGCCATTAGATCCCTACCGAGTTTTTCTTCCATAACTATGTGATGCGTTAAACGCCATTCAAACTCGTCGGTCTTTGTGTAATGGTATCCATTGGGTGCTACCCGGGTCGATCCAATGTCTGATTTCTGTCCCCTCATGTGAGCTCCTCTCGCCACACGCTGATGTATAGGTAGTTGTCGGCTACGCCGAAACATGTTCCTCTGACTCTGATGCCGTTGTCCCAATAGAGATCGAACTTATCTCTACTAGACATCAATTCCCGGCAGTTCTCGTGGGCGTACTTGATCGCAGCCTTTAGGGGACCACTGTTCACGTCGGCTAAAAATTCATCGCGCCCCTCCTCAGGACCGACTAGGCTTTGCCGATCGTGCAATAAGTCGACCTTACCTCCTTTGAATATCGCCCTAGCCCCCCACATATGGTCAGTGGAGGAATCGAATCCTTCCTTCTCGCATCCTAGTCCCCAGGTGATGTCACTCATACCAATTCTCCCCAACTAGGACCAATTTCTGTATCAGCTGGAAATGGTACAAAAGTATCAAATTCCTTAGCTGCCGTGTCTTCCATGATAGCCTCCATTTGAAAAGCGACCTCTTCTGCCCGGTCTGGTTTACACTCCACTAGAATTGAATCGTGTACTGGAAGTCTGATTTGTACTTGAGGCATTTCCTCTCTAATTCGTATCATCGATAACAACGTCAAATCAGAAGCAATACTCTGGGGCATAAAGCCGTAAGCTTCATTTAGAACGTCCTTTTGATTCTCGTGTGTGATCAACCAGAAACGTCTACGTCTTCCAAACAGTGTTTCCAAAGTCTCCGACTTGTGAAGCACTCTTTCTTTGATGCTCTCCCGCCAAGCAACAACCTGTGGAATAGCCTCAAAGAATGTATCGACATATCGTTGTGCTTCGGCTACTGAAATTCTGAATTCCTTAGAAAGACTGTAGGCCTCTCTACCGTAAGTCAAACCAAACACTACTGCTTTGGCTCTAACCCTTTGATCCTTCGTAAAGGTAGGTCCGAAGAATCTTGTGGCCACCTCGCTATGTAGGTCACGATTCTCGCTGAACACTCCTTGCAAATATGTGTCCTGCGCTAAACAAGCAACGACTCGAAGTTCTGCTTGGCCGTAATCTGCTTGAACGTAGACTGATTCTTTTTCTGGAATGAATAGTTTGCGAATCTTAGACTCTCTTGGTACGTTCTGTAGATTAGGATTTCTACACGCCAAGCGACCAGTTACTGTTCCATGAAGAAGGAATGTCGGATAAACCCTATCCTCAATTAGTCGATTTCTAATTCCTTTTACATAAGTGCCGTATAATTTTTGTTCTCTACGATGGCGGAGCATTAGTGAAACGAAACGATTCACATTAGTATCCATCTCCGTTTTATCTCGGATGTTCTTAAGCGTCTCTTCGTTCGTAGACTCAACACTGTGGTTTAGTTTCCACAGGGCCTCTTTGACTTGTTTAGGTGATCGGGGATTCTCTACCCACTGCTTTAGTGCTTCCTCGGTTTCGACGAGTTCCTCAAGATAGCTATCGGTAAGTTCGTCTAGGTAATCCATGTTGACCTTAATGCCGTCTAACTCGAGCAGCATCAAGTCATTCGCAATTTTGACTAAGAAGTCGTGCAACTCCCTAAGACCCTCCACCGCCAATCTGTGGGTATAGTGCTCAAACAGTTCGTGGGTAAGTGCCACGTCATAAGCGTTGTATTTGTACAACAGATGTCGTGGTATGTTGGCGAATGATTGTCCTCCACTAACGTACTGTTTAATTTCTAAGTCATAAGCTGGAGCGCCTAGTAGTTCTGCAGACAGATACTTCAGCCCGTGTACGCCTTGCCTTTCGTCAAGTGCGTATGAGGCGAGCATAGTATCAAAATACACTTTGCTACTCTTGGCGATATTAAGTCGATCTAGGACTTGTAAATCGAACTTACCGTTATGGCAGATAATGCCTTCGTGTTTTTCGAGCATGTTACCTAGGACTGCCATTACTTCATCGTTTTGGCATATTTCTTCTGCTAATACCCAAACTTCATTAGACTTGCATGACATTCCGATACATAAAAGAATGTCGGGATGACTAAAATCTCGGTCTTTCTCGACTCCTACTTCGATATCTAAAGTGACATGTGCTGATTGCTGCATTAGTTCAATAAC